ATAGTCTTTTCGGAAGTACCTACTGAGGATGTTGCTATTGTAGTAGGCAGGTCCTCCTGTGTCAAGTGATTCGGTAAGGACTCCGTGGATAAAGAGTTGTCTTGTTTCTTCAAAGTTTGTTTTGCCACCTGTTTTATGTAAAGACAGGATAGTTCTACTAAAGTTTTGTCTACCCAATTTGCCAATGTCCTCTTTAAGTTCTGGACAAGACCCATAATACTTTCTCCAATCAGATTCCGATTTTACTTTTCGTTTCTTTCCTTTAGGCGTTCTGTGTTGCCAAAAATACTTTCGCCCAATGTATTGTCGTTGGTTTGTGAGATTGGTAATGTTATAAACAAAACCATAGTTGTCCCGAATAAGGCTACCATCAAAGGGAGCACCCAAATAGATCCATGGGTTTTCATAATCACACATCTAATAAAACCAATCGTAACATATTTAGATAAAAAAAGACCTCCTTTCGGAGGTCTCGTAATAAACTATTCGATTCAGGAGTTCTCTAGAATCTCTTGGATATCATCATGAGAGAAGTTGACCATCAGTGATTCTGCTTCTTCAAAACTATCTGCATAACCTTCTACATAGAGGTACTTGAGGACGAGATCGTAATTAGTCTCTTCACCCATTTTAGTAGCAACGCCACCTGCTTTGTCAGCAACCTTACGTGCTACTTTACCAACTGCACCAGTGACGTTACGCTTTGCAATAGCAATTCTATTTTTAATAGATTGCTTTGCTTTGTTTTTAGCGTCAGAAACTGCATCCTTAGCAGATTTTGCAGCAGCATATCCAGAGACTGCAGCAGATGCTGCCTTCTTCTGGACTCCCTTCTTAGCAGAACTTGCAGCACCTACAGCGGCATCTCCTGCCTTCTTAGCACCTCTTGCTACTTTTGCCTTTGCCCTATCACCAATGTCCTTAGCAACCTTTGCTCTTAAACCTCTGCGCTTTTCAGGATCCTTGGACCTTGCTTTGAGACCAGGAGCATTGTCAAGTTTACGCTTGTTTGCATAAGAAGCAACCTTCTTATCAACTGCCTGGAACTTTGCTTCTCTGCCTGCTTCCTTTGCCTTTGACACACCTGCCTTAGCAGTGTCCTTTACTTTCTGAATTGCACCTTTTACTTTTTCCTTTCTCGCTTTTGCGTTAGCAATCTTCTTAGCAGACTTCATACCAGCAAGTCTTTTTGCTGCCGCCATTTTACTTCCAGATCCAGAAGTTACTTTAGGACCTTCTGGGTCACTAGAAAGTGAAACTCTTCCACCTTTACCTGTAGTAACTTTTGCTTCAATTAATTCTAAATATGCTTCAACAATATCATCTGCGTCCAATCCCTCATCAAGAAGTTCAAGTACAACACTCTCAAGAAGAGCAGAATCAACTAAAGCATCGAGTTCTGCTTCATACTCTTCATCAATTACATCAACTTCTTCACAAAGAACCTCTGGTGAAGAAGTATAGATGCTAGCATATTCCTCTTTGATCGTTCTAAAATCCATGACGGGAAAAATAATTACTTTATAGTATTATTTATTATTTTTTCGCTTCCAATCTTGATACATGGCATTTAGACACCAAGAAGCAGATAGACTATCGGGACCATTCTCCAATAGTTCTAACTGCCTCTTAGTGAGAACATTTGTTCTCTGATATTCTTCTCTCCAATTAGAGTTGAAATCCTGAGAAGGTATCTTTTTTGACATCCTGCTTAATACCACTTACAACATAAGATTCTACTTCAGTCTCCTGAGGAGCAATCTGAAGACCCTTAGAAGAGATCCAGTGCTGTGTCCAAGGAAGAGGATTATTCTTAGCAGCAATATCATAAACTGGTTTGAGTCCAATGCCCTTAAGGCGACGATTTGCAATCCATTCAACATACTGCTGAAGAAGTTTATCATTCAATCCAATCATTGATCCATCTTTGAACAAGTAATCTGCCCAACGCTTCTCTTCATTTACAGCACGATCAAACATTGCATACGTCCACTCCTCTTCTTCTTTCATGATCTGTTTCATCTCAGGGTCATCGCCCTGCTTCCATTTGTTCAGAATGTTCTGAGTGATCGCCAAATGTTGGTTCTCGTCTCTTGCAATAAGGGAGATGATCTTAGCGGATCCCTCCATAAGTTTGAGTTCACCAAATGCAAAACTACAAGCGAAAGAAACATAAAAGCGAATACCTTCCAGTATGTTGACATTTGCAACTGCTCTATAAAGTTTGCGCTTTAATTCACGACGCTCAACTGTTCCTGCATAATGACCTTCAGTGGCAAGTTCCCACATAGTACCATTATCATAGGTATGGGCAGAGTTGATGAAGTCATCATAGGCACCAGTAACACTACTAGCACGTTCTAGGATACGTGGGTCAGTGACAATCTTATCAAACACTTCAGATGGGTCTGAATAGACGTTCTTGATGATGTATGTGTATGAGCGACTATGGATCATTTCCATGAATCCCCAGACCTCCATACATGCTTCTAATTCAGGTAAGCTGCAGTAAGGAATAAAAGCCATCCCAGGACCACGCCCTTGTATGGAGTCAAGCATAATCTGGTACTTGAGGTTAGAGGTATAGATATGCTTTTGTTCTGGACGAAGTGTTTGATAATCTCCACGGTCTTTCTGTAATGAAACTTCTTCTGGTCTCCAGAAGTAACCCAATTGTTGAGTTGTTAGTTTATCAAAAATTGGATACTTGTATGAATCATACCTCTGAATTCCTAGAGGTTTACCAAAGAACATTGGTTGTTTTTTAGTGTTGACTTGTTCAGTATTGAAGACAGTTATGCCTTCAATTTTTTTATGTACTGTTGAAGCGTTCATTGAGTTTGATTCAACAAAGTCGTATTGACGCATTTCTTATATACTCCAGGTTAATTAATTTATAAGATCTAGATTTTACAGGACTCGCAATCATCCTCGTCGGCAGTCTCTAGTTCCAACAGTAACGATTCTAACCTATCCACATTATCTTCCATAACTTCGTCAGTTTTCATATCATAAGTGTTTTGATAGTAAGATGTCTTCCATCCATACTTATAAGTCTTAAGAAGATCTCCTGCCATAACAGAGACTGGAATCTCATTATCAGGATAATGTTCAGGATTATAACTCCAATTACCACTGATTGCTTGATCGAAGAACTTCTGCATCACAGATACGATGTTGATGTATCCACTATTGTCTGGCATGTCCCAGAGAAGCGTATAATTATTCTTCAATGTGGAATAAGATGGAACAATCTGCTTAAGAGGACCTTTCTTTGACTTTTTAATGGACAAGTATCCTCTAGGTGGTTCGATTCCATTGGTTGCATTTGACACAACGGAACTGCTCTCTGAAGGCATCTGTGCGGACAGTGTGCTGTGTCTGAGTCCAAACTCATTGATAGATGCGCGAAGACTCTCCCAATCATGTACTAACTCCTGACTACAGATTTCATTGACATCCGTTTTGTATGTATCGATAGGAAGAATTCCGTCAGAATATTTTGTTTGCATGAATGCAGTACATGCTCCCTTCTCCTTTGCAATCTGATTAGATGACTTCAAAAGATAATATTGGAAGGATTCTGACAATCCATGAACAGCATCCCACGCCTCCTGTGAATCATACTTGAATCCAAGTTTGGCGAGGTAATGTGCAAGACCGATAAAACCTATTCCAAGGGATCTACGTGCCTTTGTGGCAAGTTCTGCTGCCAGGATAGGATACTTCTGATAGTCAATTAATTCTTCAAGTCCACGGACAGACAAATCACACAGTTCCTCAAGTTCATGGTCAGACTTAACTTTACCAATATTGATAGCAGATAAGATACACAAAGCAATCTCACCACTACCATCAATATGCTGTAAGGGATCTGTTGGAAGAGTGATCTCTTGACACAAGTTACTCATATTCACTTTGTCCTTGAAGGAGGAGTGACTGTTGCAATGGTCGATATTCATGATGTAAATACGACCTGTCTCTGCCCTCTCCTTCAGAAGGTCCATAATGAGTTTTTGAGCACTGATAGTCTTTCTCGGAACAGATCTATCTGATTCATAGTCCACATAGCAAGCGTCAAATGCATCAGTACCAAAAGCGTCATAGAGACCTGGTACGTCATGCGGTGAGAAGAGGCTAATCTCTCCATTCTGGATGAAACGTTCGTAGAAAAGTTTTGAAATTTGGATTGAGTAGTCAAGTTTC